TTTAAATTAAAAAATCTCTCCAGTAGTATTTATAATTGTTTTGGGTTTAATATTAACAACCCAAAAATTAACAGGAAGATTATATTTCCATGCTAAGTTCATTCTCTTATTACCAGAGTATCCATAATACAAATCTCCCATTTTAATTAAAATAGGTGCAGGAAGTTTCATTTTTTTATTCTTTAATAGTTCTTCTTCCATTTGAACAAAACTTTGCTCATATTGAGGATTCATTAACTTTCTTTCAAACTCAGATTGTAACAATCCCATATTAGTATAATTATCCGATAACTCCATTCTATTTACTTCTTGAAGCTTTCCTTTTCTTAAAATAGATTGTAATTTCTTCTCACTATCAAATTCTATTCCATTCTTTTCAAAATAATCTCTGACTAGATGATTTTCAAAATATTCTTTTGCTTCATCTTTTAAAACTGGTTTTCCCCATCCAATACTAAGATCAGATGATTCTAATTCTTCTTTTAAATATTGTATGTAACTCATGTCTTCTCCTTTTTAATTTTTTCATTATAATTATCTGGAGGCATTAAAATATCATCTTTATTCCATTGAGGTATATCATTTTTTGAATTTACTTTATCAGCTAATTCAAAAAAATTACTACCATCTGGTTTTAAATATTTTGCATAAAAAGCTTTATCTATTCGCCATGCTTCTTTAAATGATAAATTTCCACCATGTCCTATATGCGCTCCTATATCTATTAATCGTAATTTTTGTTCATCTGTCATAAATTTAATTAATTTTTTACCAGATGCCGCCCAATCTGCATATTCTCCATCTTTAACATGTCTAATTTGATTAACTGTTAATTTTTGATTAGCTATTCTAGTCAACCAAAATAAATTATTCTTTTGTTCATATTCTTTATCTTTAAAACAGTTATATAATATTTCACCAATACTATCTTCATCTGGTTGAATATCTTTTAATTCTTTTCCATCTATACTAAATAAATATCCATATCGTTCATCATATCCATTTTTAACCATATTATACATATCATGTCCAAGCATTGCAGCACCTAGAGCATATATAATTGCATATTGAATATCTGGTGTTATATAAACTTTACCTTCAACTGGTTTTAATTTTCCTTTTCTTAATGTTAAGTCAGGAATTTCAATTCCTCTTTCATATATTCCTATGGCATTTTTTGCTTTTGGTGTACCATGATAATATATTTTTTCAAAATCTTTATTTCTAGGAGCAGCCATTTCAGCAAGCTCTTCCTTTAAATATTCTAGATAACTCATTTCACTGCCTCATTCTTATTATCTTTACCTTCTAAATTTTTCTGATATAATTTACCAGAATATGTAATAGCATTGGCCAAAGAAAAAATAACAATAACTGATTCAGGAAATGTAACCATAGCATGACTTGAAATTGACAGATATGCCCAAACTCCAAATATTAAAAAATTAGAAATGATAACTGACAATAAAAATGCAAATCTGGTTGAACTTAAATTGTCTCCGGTATCTTTTAAAAGACTCGCTATTCCCCAAAAAATTTTGTTGATAAAATTCATTCCGTCTCCTTCTTTCCTGATAATTGATTTAATGCTCCTCTTCCACCTTGAATAAACATTGATGCTAAATCACTTCTTTGATGAACCACATTTAATACTTGATCTATTAAAATAAGTTTTTTCTCATAATCAGTTTCTCCTAATAACTCTCCAGCCAAATCAACCAATTTATCTAAACCATAATCGGACAATCGCCATTGTCCATTTTCATCTTGTAAATACTCTCCTAATTTTTCTAATAATTCTTCAGTTGGTTCTATTTCTTCATTGGCATCTTTAATCAAATCTTTTGGATCATCTCGTTTATGCCCTAATAAAGCTGTATTAGCATCTAATGTTGCAATTTTATCAACTATGTTATCAACAATTTGATCTATTCCTCTTTCATCTCGTATAATACCTTTATTCATGTAATCTTCCCAAATCTTCTTTACTCGATGTAAAGGCATAGGATACCATTTTTGTTTTTCATTTGGTTTAGCGTTTTGCACATCATTTAAAATTTCTAAAATTTTATTTTGATATTTTTCATAATATTCACCGACAGTATCATCGTTCCATTCTTTTAATGATTTTAATCCTTCGATTAAATATTGTATGTAACTCATAACTTCTCCTTTTTAGTTTCTATATTCTTTTGCCAAATTTTTCCAGTAGTAGCAATGCCATTTGCTAAACAATACAAAATCAAAACTGATTCAGGTATTATAATCATTTGTAATGACATAATTGATAACGTTGCCCATATTCCAAATATAACAAGGTTAGAAAATATAACAGATAATAAAAAAGCAAATCGAATCGAAGACCAACGCTCCGATCCATTCTTTAATAATCCTGACATGTTATACCATAATTTATCAAAAAATTCTCTAATCTTCATATTCTTTCCTCACTATATTGTATTTGATTGCTTTCATCTATATATTCTAATATCCTGTGACTATTACTGCACAATCTCCAACCATTAATTATAATTGATTGTTTAGATTTAATGCTATGATTTCCAGTTTTACTTTCTATTATATATACTTTATTATGACAATTTGCACAAAGATAAACTAAATTGTGCTTCTTATTAGAACCATTTAATTCTTTTGGTAATATATGATGTTTGTGAATCTTAGATCGTTCTTCTGTAATAAATTCACACAATTGACATTTATACAAATTAATCATAATATCTATTTCTCCTATTAATATTTATAGATTTTATATAAATACTTATAAGATTTTGAAGGACAGCGTAGGCATACGTTTCTTGCCAGTACAAGATTACTTCAAATCTCTTACTTTAACCTTACTGGAGGTATCTATGAAAAAATTAACTACAGAAGAATTTATTAAAAAAGCTCAACAAATACATGGTGATAAATATGATTATTCAAAAGTTAATTATCTTAATAGTCATATTAAAGCTTGTATAATATGTTTAGAACATGGAGAATTTTGGCAACTCCCAAATTGTCATTTAAATTATAAAGGGTGTCCTATGTGTGGAAGAGAACATAAAAACGAATGGAGAAAACTAACTACTGAAAAATTCATTCAAAAAGCTAAACAAGTTCATGGTGATAAATATGATTATTCTCAAGTGCAATATATTAATTCTGCTCAAAAGATTTGTATCAAATGTCCTGAACATGGTGAATTTTTTCAACTTTCCAATAATCATTTTAAAAACGGATGTCCTAAATGTGGTGGAAGTAAAGCTTTAAATAAAGAAGAATTTATTGAAAGAGCGATTAGAATACATGGTAAAATATATGATTATAGTAAATCAGAATATAAAAATAATAAAACTAAAATTTGCATCATATGCCCCAAACACGGAGAATTTTGGCAAAAACCTATTATTCATTTATATGAAAAATCTGGATGTACTAAATGTCGAAGATCAAAAGGTGAAGAGACAATCGAACAGTGGTTAATAAATCATAATATTCAATTTGAAACTCAAAAAAAATTTAAAGACTGTAAAAATAAATTACCATTACCATTTGATTTTTATTTATTAAATTATAATATTTGTATTGAATATGATGGCATACAACACTTTAAATCCAAAAAATTTTATGGAGGAATTGATGCTTTATTTATACGCCAAAAAAATGATAAAATAAAAGATCAATATTGTATTGATAATAATATTGATCTTTTAAGAATTCCTTATACTGAATTTAAAAATATTAATAATATATTAAATTCTTATTTTAATATAAAAGAGGTATTCTAACTGGTTGTCCTTTATTAGCAGGACAAAACATAATTTCTCTAACTTGAAATTTAAGACCTTTAAAAGTCTCTAAATCAATTTTAGATTCTAACTCTTTTCTTGCACTTTTACGAATATACCCTATAGTTATGTGTGGATTATATTCGGGCCACTTAGTTGTATAATGAACATTTGATCTAAAATATTCGTTTATTTTACACACAATGTCTGTGGCATCATCTAGAAAAAATGATCCAAAAGATTTTAAATCAATTTTCATTACATCATAATCTTTTTCACCTTCAAAAAAACTAATATTACCCAATTCTATTTCAAACGGTTTTATTTTAACAGCTAAATTTCTTATTTCATCGGGTTCTGTTGAGTGTATCCCATATAATAAAGTACAATGACTTTGGTTTTCTAGTCCCAATGAAGGATCATCTTTACTAGTATATATTGCATTTTTAGGAAGTCGTTCTCCAAATTCTTTGATAGCTGTTGCTACATCTTCTTCAACATTAAATTGTACTGAAGAATATTGATATTCACCATTTGAATTTTCTTTAAAATAAAATTTTTTGAAACCCATTTATATCTCCTATTTTAACTTATATTGTTTCCTATTAGTATTTATATTATTTAAATAGAAAAGATTTCGATTTCTCCTAGATATCCATTTTCACCTTCATAATCTATTTCATCGATATCCCCTAATCTCTTTTGAATAAATTCTTGTTCTATTTCTCTTTGTTTATCTTCTGTAAGGTCTTCCCATTTAATTTGAACAGTCATAGACCTATTACCTTCTTTAAGATATTTGTTTGCCATCTCATTTATATTCATACTTATTCCTTATTTAAATGTCATGATAAAATCTTTAATATTTATATTAGTATTTATACTAAATTAATATAAATACTAATATAAGGTTAGGTTTAATACTAGTAATATTAAACCAATCCACAGGAGTTCTTGTGGACTGTCCCTTAACTTTATTTATAGGAGTTCTAATATGCCTAAAAAATTAACTACGGAAGAATTTATTCAAAGAGCTAAACAAGTACACGGTGATAAATATGATTATTCTAAATCAATATATATTGACAGTTATACTAAACTAAAAATAATTTGTTCTAAACATGGTATATTTGAACAAAAACCATACATTCATTTACAAGGTTATAATTGTTATCATTGTGGTCTTATAGATCGTGATAATAAACATAGAAAAAATATTGAAACTTTTATTATCGAATCTCATAAAATTCATAATAATAAATATGATTATTCTATGGTACAATACAAAAATAACATAACAAAAATAAAAATAATTTGTTCTAAACATGGAGTATTTGAACAAACTCCTAATTCTCATATTAGTCAAAAATGTGGTTGTCCAAAATGTGCCAACGTATCAATTCCATCAACTCAATATTTTATTGAAAAATCTATAGAAATTCACGGAAATAAATATGATTATTCTAAAAGTAATTATATTAATAGCAGAACTAAAATATGTATAATCTGTAAAAAACATGGAAAGTTCTGTCAAATTGCAAGTACACATTTAAGAGGATGTGGATGTCCCAAATGTCAAAGATCAAAAGGAGAAGAACAAATTGCAAACTGGTTAAAAGAACATAACATAAACTATAAATGTCAATTTAAATTTAAAAACTGTAAAAATAAAAATTTATTATCATTTGATTTCTTTTTACCAGAAATGAATATTTGTATTGAATTTGATGGTAAACAACATTTTCAACCGATTTCAGAATTTGGTGGATTAATTAAATTTAATAAACAAAAAATAAATGATAATATTAAAAATCAATATTGTTATATCCATAATATAAAATTAATTAGAATTCCTTATTACGATTATAACAATATTGATATTATATTATCACTTCATACCTAAGATAAAATTTTTAATTTTATCAATATCATTTACATTTATATTTTTATCAAGAATCCAATCCATAGTTTTTTTAATAATTTCTCCTATTTTTTTTCCTTCTGTTTTAGGATTGATTTTTAACAAATCAATAATAAATTTACCATTAATAATCTTTCGAATATTTTCTACTGAATTACTACCACTATATTTACTTTTAAGTTTTTCAATCTTTTGAATAATTTTATTCCATTCTTCTTCGTCAAAAAGTTGACCCCTGGCTCTGCTATCAGCTTCGGCTACACTTAATAATAAATCAAAATATGGACTATTCATCATTTTCAAAGCAGTAGAATCTTTTAACTTTAAAAATTGAGGCATTTTCATATGATTAGCAGCAGCAAATTGTAAAGCTTCTCTAGTATCATTATCTAATTTAAGACGATTAGCTATTTCATCAATCATTTCAAATGCTTTAGCCTCGTGTCCATAATAATGATGTTTATTATCATCTCCAACAGAATGTGTTTTTAACTTCCCAATATCATGCAAAAGAACCGCTAATGTAACTAATGGGTCTTTAATTTTAACTGTCTTAATAGCCTCAATCACATGACCAAGTACAGTTCCTTTTAATTTACCTTCACCCTCGGGATGGTCTTCGAGACTATGTAATTTATCTGCTAATCCAACAATTTCAGGAAGAATATATTGCATCAATCCGGTATTAATTAACAATTGAATAGATTTTGCAAAGGTTTCTCCTTCAGCATCAGCCATTTTAAAAAGTTCTTGAGAAATTCTTTCAGCAGCAACTTTCTTTATTTCTGGCGCATGTTGTTTAATTGCTTCCATAGTCTTATCGTCTATACGAAAACCTAACTTGGAAGAAAATCTCACTCCACGCATTAATCTTACAGGATCTTCAATGATTCTAGTCTTAGGATCTCCAACAAAAGAAATAATTTTATTTTTAATATCACTTAATCCATTTACATGATCTATAACATTTCCATCTTTGTCAATGCCAAGTGCATTTAATTTGTAGTCACGCCTTTCTGCATCGTCTTTAAATGAACTAGTTATTTCAACTTTATCTGCTCCTTTACCTCCACCTAATTTATCATAAATATCTTTTCTATAAGTTGCAATTTCTATATTTTGACCTTTATAGGGTACTACAGTCACGCCCATCAATTTATTTTTACCTATATCTATGGAGGTTCCAAATATTTTTTCTATCTGTTCTGTATTAGCATTTGAAACTAAATCTATATCATGAGGATCTTTGCCCAACAATAAATCTCTAGTTGCTCCTCCGACTATCAAACATTCAAATCCGTGCGAATGAATTTTAGTCATTACTTCAACTGCATTTTTTAAATCTGAATACTTATCTTTAAGGTCTTCCCATTGATCAAATTTTTCTTCTGTTAAATAGGTATAATATTCTTTAAATTTCATTTGGTATCCTTTATAAATTTATCCTAAAATAATATATTTTAATTAAAAAGTCAACCTATTTTTTAATTATATTTCTCCTAGTCTATTAAATTCTCTATAAGCAAGTTCTAAATCATCTCCAAAAACTCTTTTATAATCATTTTTACTTGGATAATTTTGATTATCTTTAATAAATTTTCTAAGATAATTATGAATTGTATTTTTGATTCCGTTCATTCCAAAAAAGCCCTTTCCAACTGCTTCATTACTTTCTAAATTTTTCATTATATCATCTCTCAATTTTTTCATATAATCACCATCTATATTTAAATGTAACCGTAATTCATATCCAATATCATCATCATCTAAAAAAGCTAAAGCAGCATCATTTAATTTTTTAATAAATTTATCTCCTCTAAGCGGCTCTAATGATTGTTTATATAACTTTGCAATTTTTTCTAATCTATTTACAATATTTTGTCCTTTAGTTGCAAGTTCTCCTTTTTTAACAGATATATCTGCACCCCTTTTAATAAAATTTTGTATAGTGTCTTGATAATCTCCACCCATAGCATTTACCATTAATTTTTTTCCACCATATGCTATAAATTTTTTATATGCTTCTAATTTTTGTTTTGTATATTCCTGATTTTCTGGATAAAAATACTCATTACCCCATGAACAAACAGATATATAATCATCTTTAGGGACTAGTTTTTTCTTATAATAATATTCCTGTAATACATCATAACCTGTTCGATGTTCATCTGCTATAGCAATTGGAATAATATTATTGGTTTTTAATCCAATTAAGATATATCTTACTTGATCCCATTGTCCAATTTTCTGTCCTTTAGTAGCACTGTTAGCTGCTAAGATTTTAGCTTTCCAATTTTTAGCATTAGACATATCTCCAGTTATTTCAAAATTCTTTTGAATTTTTTCTGGAATAATAAATTGTTCTTTAGCTTCTTTATAATATTGTGAAAATTTCATTTAATAATCTCCATAACCATATTCGATATATCTAGCCGCAGTTTTTGGTTTCATCTTTTTAAAATCATCCATACTATAAACTTCATCTGCTGGTTTTATAGCAACATAAATATTTTTAATAAAGACAGGTTTAATATTTCCTTTATAACCATAGATACCAAATTCTTTAGATAAGCTCATAGGTTTACTTTTATATGTTCTTTTATGACTTTGAACATGATAATCATAAAATTCATGTGCTCCAGTTTCTCCTTCGACATCATAATCGGCAATCATTAAATCTTTATCTGGTATTTTAAATTCTAATATAATAGGAATTCCACCCTTCTTATTAGCAGTCATTATAGAATGCCCCATTGCTTCACCTATTAAAGTTGTAAAGAAAATTTTATCTGGATGTTGTATCCCTTGTTTTAGCCAATTAGATTCTCTCTCGTCAGGTCTAAGTCCTTTTCTTAAAATTCCATCTAAATATTTTGAAGTTGTTCCATGATAAGCAATATCTGATATTTCTCCAACTATTTTCTTTTTAGTAACTTTAATATCACTGTCTCCATGAGAAACAGTAACAGACTTTAATTTTAAAGTATCTACAACTTTCTTGACAAGAATAGAAGATTTAGGGTCTAATTTAAAAGATGAATAATTTTGAACATATAAGACTTTATCATGTATGCTTCCGACTAAAACATCTGGATATCTTTCACTAATTTCTTGCATAAGCGAATATACATCTGATGAATCATTATATTCTTCAAAATTTAAATTAGTTGCTATTTCATCTTTAATATTTTGAATATTTGGATCATCATCGTTTAAAAAATAAATCCATTTATCAAATGCTATAATCACATCATTGTTTTTATCTCCAACAACAACCATTTCATTAATAGCTTCATCATCTTCAAATTGAGTAACGGATGCATCATAAGCATTCAATCTTCTTTTAAGTTTATCTTCACTAAATTGATTAAGCGAAGAATCCATTCCATTTATTGCTTCTTTAAGATGTTCTATATAACTCATTTGATCTCCTTTAAAATACAATCACATAATACATATCTTGCTATAACACTTCCAGATAAACACAATGTTGCCGTTAATACACAATTATCTTGTAATGTCCATCCTTCTGCTGCTGATGTTATAGCTCCACCTATAATAGTATATTCCATTATTCACCTATCTTAATAACATCAAGATAAGGTTCTAGTTTTAATAAAAACATTTTATTTTGATCTTCAAATTTTATAAAATTATATTTATCTTTCTCTGACATATCTTCATCAAATTCTTTCCATTCGTCTTCATCTGTTTTATATTTAACAACAGCCTTAATAGGAACGTCAAATATCTTAATAACTTTAAGATTTAAATCTTCAAAATCAATTGCTTTACCACTATCATTTGTAGCTTTGACTAAAGTACCTTCTTCTAAATTATCTAATGCTTCATTGCTTTCAACACCAATATAAAAATCATATGTATATAATGATACAGGTTTTTTAGTTGGAGTTAATTTATTATCTGTATCTAAACCTCCACCTTTTTTAAATTGAGGGGGTCGATATTTTTCTTGTTCAGGTGCGGGCAACGACCTAATAAGAACACGATTTCTTTGACCTGTCGGAGTTACGTGGTACACATATCTATCTCGCCACGATTTTTTTGGTTTTAAATTCAATTTATATTCGTTTAAATAAAATTCTAAAAAATTCATTTTTGTCTCCAATTTTTATAAATACTTAAAAGAGGTTAGGTTTAACATTAGTAGTGCTAAACCAATCGACAGGATACTAATCGACTGTCCCTCACAATAGTATTTATAATTTTTAATAAGGATACCACATGTATAAAAAACTTACCCAACAAGAATTTATTCAAAAAGCCAAATTAGTTCATGGTGATAAATATAATTATTCAAAAATACTTTATATTAATGCAAGAACTAAAATTGAAATCATATGCAAATTACACGAATCGTTTTTTCAAACTCCAAATAATCATTTACAAGATCATGGTTGTCCTAAATGTTCTGGTAATTTAATATCTAATACTTATGAATTTATTCAAAAAGCAAATTTAATTCACGATAATTTTTACAATTATTCCAAAACAAATTATATAAACAGTCAAACAAAAGTTTGTATATTATGTCATGAACATGGCAATTTTTACCAAACTCCAAATGCTCATTTAAATGGAAAAGGATGTGCTAAATGTTATTCAAAAACATTAAATGATTTTATTCAAAAAGCAAATTTAATTCACAATAATTTTTACAATTATTCAAAATCAGAATATAAAAATTCAAAAACTATACTATGTATTATATGTCCCAATCATGGTGAATTCTGGCAACAACCTAATAATCATTTAATAGGCAAAGGATGTTCAAAATGTCAAAGATCAAAAGGCGAAGAAACTATTGAAAAATGGTTAAAAGAAAATAATATACAATATGAAACCCAAAAACGATTTAAAGATTGTAAAAATATAAAACCTCTTCCATTTGATTTCTTTTTACCAAATCATAATATTTGTATTGAATTTGATGGGGAACAACATTTTAAACCATCATATTTTGGCGGCAAAGAATCTGGTATTGAAAAATATAATAGAACAAAAATATCCGATAATATTAAAAATAAATACTGTCAAATCTATAATATCTCTCTAATCAGAATACCATATTATAATCTTAATAAAATTAAAACTACATTAAAAAAATATCTTAATTTATAATTTTAAAATCTTCGTGTTTTATATCTTGCAATGTTTGTTTAAATTGATCATACATTCTATCTATTGCATAAGAAGGAGTATTACTACGATTTATTCCCTTTTTTATATCTTGTTGTATTCTTTGTTTAGCTATTGCAGGATCAATATTTAATATCTTTGCTATGAGTTTACAATCTGGCAAATCCTTTATAAAAGCTCTACGATTTTTTGTATTTACATTAGTTGCATCAAGTATTACAGATTTATTCTTCTTCAAATTATCAACAACTCTTTCTTTTGCAATCTTCCATACTTCTGAATTTCTATTCTGACAATTCACATCCCCACAAATCTCCTTACGGATTTCATCAGGAGACACAACAACATAATTATGATTCTTATTTAAAGTTGAAATATAAGTACTTTTTCCAGAACCAGATATACCAATTGGTAAAATCAATTCAGGTATTTCTTTTTCTTCTTTCAAATAATATTTTTCAAAATTCATAAACCCAATCCTTTCAATTGTTCTATTGTACTTTTAGTATCTGTATGAAGTATCCCCATACCTCCTGCAAAAATAAATTTATCAATCTTTTCTTGAGTATCATCTATAAGAATACAATTAGGACAAGCATACTTGTGTTTATCCTTTTCTAAAATTACTTCAACATTATCTCCTAGTTCTCTACTAGTCCATATAATTTTTCCATCTCTACTAAGTTGTGATCTGGAAGGACTAGATAGAACAGTTGGATTAAATGGTTTTAAATAATCCCAAAGCTTATGTCCATCTGGCATCCATTCCATCATGGACCAGAATTCTATTCCTTGATCTTCAATTAATTTCCATTTAGCTTTTGTTCCATACTTATTTCCATATTCATCAAAATCAAGATCAGAAAGTTTATGCCATTCTTTTTTCCAATTTGTTAAAACTCCATCCATATCACAAAATATTTTAAAATTCTGATCTTCTGTAAAATAAAAATCTTTAAACATTATTTTTCCTTACCCATAAATTTTAATAATTTTATTTTCTTTTTCTGCTGTATCTATTATTTCTTGTGCCGATTTAGAATCTATACTATAATATGTAAAAGGTGATCCTCTTTTTGGTAATCCTTTTTTATGAGAATATTTTAATAGCACAGAATTATTAGACCTTAAAATAATAAATTTAAGATTTTTATCTTTAGCATATGTCTCTAAAAAATTTAATCTTAATAATTCATCATCTGTTAAATTTTTAAATACTGATAAAGAATATTTATCTTTTGATTGTAATATAATAACGAAAAATTCTTTTCTTTTAATGGTATCAGAAATTTCTAAATCTTTAACATCATCTTCTAAAGGAATGTCTAAATCATATTCTTTTTTTAATTTATCTATTATTGTTTTAAAATGACTGCCATGCATTCCTCCAATATCCTTTACCATTCCTACAACTTTTAAATATGCATGAATCATTTCGTGAATTAATATTGCTTGAGTATGTTTTTCAGTTTTATTAAAAAAATTTGAAATTACTATTTCTTTAAAATGATCTAGTTCTCCTCCTTTTAAATAAAAAACTATAAAACCGCCTTTGGTTTTCATTTTATTTATTCTAATAGGTATTTTAGGAAGTTTATTAAAAAAATATTTTTTATTAAATTCGTCATATTTATCTTCTAAATACTTGACATCATAATTAAAAATATCTTCAAATATAAATTGTTCCTCTAAATAATAATCTTGAAATTTCATTCTAATCTCATATCTTTAATAAATTTATTTGGCAATACTGACAATACTTTTTTCTTTTCTTGATCATTAAGTTTTTCAAAACGTTTAGTAAAAAATACTCTATATAAATCAATATCATAAAAATGTTTTAAAATTCTATCTTTATTTTTATTATTAGTCATAATTTCAACAAAGCGATCCGGCCAGTCAGGCAATTCCATTTTAAAATCTAAATGTTTATCGTCACCTTTTACCCAAGGCATTTCATTTAAATAATATTCTTTAAAAGATAATTTCTTTTTACTTTCATTAGGCATACAATTAGAAACATTATTATAATAATATTCTAAATCTTCCTTCTTAGGTTCTTGATCTCCATATACAGCTTTTCCACCATAATAAGTTAATAAATCTTTAATATAGATATATCGTACTATACCATCACCTATTAAATGAATTACTCCATCATTATCTATTTTAACCAAATTTTCTTTAATATTTTTAAATTTTTTAGATAAATCTGAAAAAATTGTTTCAGCTTTAGGTTTATCTTGAAATTTAATACCTAATTTCCATTTTTTAATTTTTCCAGCACTATCTTTTAATGTATGCTGTTCCCATTTACCTTTCTTTAAAGTTTGAGGATAAACTTCCATTTTTTTAATATCTAGTTTTGCTCCATGATAATTATCCATAAATATAATGCTCCCATAATATAATTAATACCAATTGAAAAATCAAGGTATAATAAAACTATTATTTATAAGTATTTATATTATTATAGAAATGATTTAATGAGACTAACTGATTCTTCAATAGATAAATTTTCAGTATCTACAATTAGATCAGCATTCTGAGGTTCTTCATATAGAGAAGCTATTCCGGTAAAATTAGATATATTCTTTTTGTAAAGCCCTTTAGGATCACGCTTTTTACAACTTTCTAGATTACATCGTATATATATTTCATAAAAATCATCTTTAGGAAACATATTCTTAACCATATCTCTATCTTTTTGAAATGGTGATATCAAAGAACAAATAACAATATTTCCTTGATTATAAAATAATTGGGCTACTTCTCCTACTCTTCTAATGTTTTCTTTCCTATCTTCATCAGAAAATCCTAAATTAAAACATAATCCATGTCTAAGATTATCACCATCAAGCATTACAACATGTTTTCCTTGATTAAAATAATCTTCGACTAGTTTCTTGGCTAACGTACTTTTTCCACTTCCAGAAAGTCCAGTCAACCAAACCACTTTAGCTTTATGATCATTTAATTTTTCCCAATCTTCTTTATTAATAGGTATATGTTCATATACAACATTTGTAGATTCGTTTTCAATTTCTCGAACTTCGGATTTAATCATACCACAAGCAATTGTTTGATTAGTTAATTCATCTATAAGAATAAAACTTCCAGAATTTTTATTAATCAGATATGAATCAAAAAATAAATCATTAGTTGTTTTAATTATAACTTTTCCAATTTCGTTTAGCTGTAATTCTTCAACTTCTTGTTTATGTAAAGTATTCACATCAATTTTATATTGAATATTTGTTATATAGGCATTTACTTTATGTGATGTATGTTTTAATATATATTGTTTATTTGGTATTATTTGACCATTTAAACAACATAAAGTGGCTTCAAATTGATTACTAATAATTGGAATATTTTGTTTTTTAACAATCAAATTTCCTCTAGAAATATCAATATCATTTTCTAAAGTTAAAACAACTGATTGTCCTGTTTCGGCTCTATTAAGATGTTTATTAAAAAATTCAATAGATTTTATTTTAGATTCTTGTTTAGATGGCAAAACTATTATTTCATCACCTTTTTGAACTGTTCCCGAAATAATACTTCCAGCAAATCCTCTAAAATCTATACTATTTTCTCTTATAATTGTTTGGACCGGAAATCTAAAATCAATCTTATTTTGATTCAAATTTACTTGAACATTTTCAAGATAATTAAGTAGAGGTACACTTTGATACCATGACATGTTTGTACTTAAATGAACAACATTATCGCCCTTTAAACCAGAAATGGGTATAAACATTATATTAGATATATTTAATTTTTCAACAAATTTAGTAAAATCTTCAATAATTTTATTATAAATTGTTTGATCATATTGAATTAAATCCATTTTATTAATCGCAACGACAAGATGTTGTATACCTAATAAGGAAACTAAAAATCCATGTCTTTTTGATTGTATCTTTACCCCATCTATAGCATCTATTAAAATAATAGCCAAATCACTAGTAGAGCATCCAGTAATCATATTTCTAGTATATTGTTCATGTCCTGGACAATCTGCTATAATAAACTTTCTTTTGTTTGTCCTAAAATATCTATAAGCGACATCAATAGTAATTCCTTGTTCTCTTTCAGCAGATAAACCATCTAAAAATAAAGAAAGATCAACTTCCTTGCTTCCTTTCTTTTGGGATATCTTCTTAACAGATTCATATTGATCTTCATAAATATTATGAGTCTCATATAATAATCTACCCATTAGAGTCGATTTTCCATTATCCACATCACCAATCGTAGCTAGTTTCAATAATGATTTTTCCATTTATTTTCCTATTATCTAAGATACACATGACATTGTTTCGCAGGATCAATATCTTCCCACGGTTCTTTTTTTATCATTTTATTTAAACCATAAAATGCAACGCCTGTTAAAAATCCATCGTCATCTAAAATAAAAGATAATCGTTTACCAATTAAAATATCAGTAATAGTTGCAATAATTGATAAAGTACTAATTCCTTCTTCTGCTGTACCGTATTTAGATAAGCCTACTTTTGGTTCTAAAATTTCATAATTTCTTAATTCATCAACATTTTTAGCTTTCAAAATTTTATTAAAATCTTCATACTTAATTGGTTCACATAATTTTAACATATTATTAATTACTTCAATCAATTTTTCTTCCATTTGTTTCTCCTTTTAAAAATATCCTTCTTTCTTTTTTTGTTCCATAGAGGAATCACTAGTCAAATCGATTACTCTATTTTCTCTTTCAGATTTTTTAGCTGTTTCTACTTCTTTAATTAT